GCACGGTGCTGTGCACGCTCATGCAGTCCATGGGCTCGCGCAGCGGGGGGTTGTTGGCGGTGATCCACTGCCCGGCCATGGCGCTGCCTTTGCTGCTTAGGCGACGCTCCTGGTCAGCCCATTCGCTTACCGTGAGCGCCGGGCGCGGTGCCAAGGCGCGGGCAATGGCCGCGTAGATGCCGGGCGCGGCGTTGGGGGGTTTTGCGGGGTTAGGCGCGTCTTGTCGCATGGTTTTATAAGCGTTTTAAAGCTGTAGCGCTTGTAAGTATTGTGTTAGTAGTTATTGAATTGATAGTGCTTTTTCACGAGTCATCTTGAAACCTTGTATGGCGCGGAGGTGGCCGCCGTAATTTCTGTTCATGCCTAATTCGGCAATTTTCCCAACTCCATGCTTTTTTTCCGATAGTTGCATAGAGATTTGATTTTTCAAACCATTCGTTCCGCCCATCATTTGGCTAATTTGTGTCCACTTTTCATGTTTTCTGAGCGAACGGCAAAGGCCGGGGTGTGCGGTGGCAATGAACACGGATTTGGTGCGGGCGTGGTAAGTGTTGACGTCGGTGAATTGCAGGCGCGCCACTTCATTTAAAAACCGTAGACCAATGCCTGCGCCCTGCCATTCCGGCATAACTACCATGCGCGCCGCGCGCATGCCGCCTGCATCAAGTTTTGGACTGATAGCGATATGTGAGACCGCCTCGCCTTCAATGAATCCGACGTAATAACGGGCGGCAATCATGCGCGGCAGCTTCAGATAGTGATGCGGTTCAAATATAGGCCAGTACGAGCCGTTTGTCGCGAAAACCTCAAGCTCAAACTTTGGCCGCCGCCAAAGTGACCCCCGTTGCAGTTCTCCGGTGCGGGTGTCAAACACCCAGTCGGGCTCGACCCAGTCCAGGATGTCGTAATGGCAGGACAACAGCACGGCCTGCCCGGTGCCGCGTTTGAAGGATTTGCTGAAGGCCCCGGCGCCGACCTTGGCAATTTGGCGGTCGACTACGCTGGTGAACTCGTCAATGATGACGCGCGGGTAGCCCTCGGCAATGACGCGGGCTAGGCCAGCGCGGAACTTTTCGCCGTTGCTCAAGGCATGGAACGGGCGAAGCCAGGCGGGAACGCTGCCTAAGCCTACGGCAGACAGGGCGCTGGTCACGTCGTCAAAGCTGCCGCCGGGGGCGATGCATTCGACAATGGGTTTGTCTAGCGACCAGCCGGTGTCGCCGTCGTAAATGCCAACGTCAGGCCAGATGGTGCGGCCAATGCTGGTTTTGCCGCTGCCCGACGGGCCGACAATCACGCCAATTTTCCAGTCAGCGTCTTCCAGGGGCAGGTCAGCGTCAATGCTGAAGTCGGCGCCGCTTTCGCAGTTAAACAGGCTTTTGACGCGGGCGGCGCGATAAGTGTTGAAGTCGGAGCAGTTGTTGCGGATTTGAATTTTCATGGTCAGTTCACCAGCACTTTGCAGTCATAGCCCTGGCCTTGTAGGGTGTCAAACACTTGCGCCTGGTTACTTTCATCCTTGCATAACACAAGAATTGAATACTTCTCAACGTACTCGAATGCCGGTTTTTCAGGCGCCGGCCGGTTTGTGATGAGGGCGTGCTCTGGCAGTATGGCGTCAAGGGTTTCAGAGTCAAAACCTAGCAGGGATAAGTCGTAATCAAATTCAATCAAGTCCTCGATCTCGCGCGCCAAAGTCGCCATGTCCCAGGCGGCGTTTTCGGCCAGCTTGTTGTCGGCGATGACGTAGGCGCGGCGCTGGGCGCTGGTCAGGTGTGCCAGGCGGATGGCGGGAACGGTGACTAGGCCGATGCTCTGCGCGGCCATGACGCGGCCATGGCCTGCAATCAGGGTGTTGTCGGCGTCGATTAGTACCGGGTTGGTAAAGCCAAATTCTTTGATGCTGGCCGCTATTTGTGCAACTTGCTCCGGGCTGTGGGTGCGGCTGTTGCGGGCGTAGGGTACTAAAGTATCGGTGGGTAGGTGCTCAATTTGATCTGGTAGGTGGGGCGTGGTCATGATGCGGCGGCTTTCTTCAGTTGGTCAAAATGGTGGCTGGCACTTTTTAGGGTGTGTTCAAAGGCTTCGCGTAGGGTGCTTCGCACGGCTGCCTCTTCTGTTTGGGCGGCGACTATTGGGGCGATGCTGGTGGCGAGGTTTTCTAAGCGTTGGCGTACTTCGACCATGGCGGTGGCGACCAGGCCTTCTACTTCGCGGGCGTCGCGCAGGGTGCCGATGGCGACCTCGTAGGCGCGCTTGCTTTCCAGGGCTTTAAATTTCTCGTTGACGGCGCGAGCCTGCTGGTAGCTGCTGCCGATTTGGTCGGCGCTGACTTTGCCTTGGGGCGCGCGCTGCTGAGGCGGGGCGCTGGCGGCGTGATCGGCCTCGGACGCGGGTTCGTCTGGCGGGTGTTCCTCGTCTTGAGGGATACCTTGGGGGATACCCATACGGGCGGCGGCGTGGCGGTCTGCTACGCCTTGTTTGCTGGGGTCTTTGCTAGCGCGGTAGGCGGCTAGGCTTTCGGCTTTGAGCCATAGTTTGCCGTCGGGGGCGCGGAGGGCACGGCCGTTTTTTTCCAGCTCGTTGATGTAGCTTGGGCTTCGCGCGCCGATCAGGTCGGCTAGTTGCTGGCGGGTGATGTGGTTAGGGTTGGTCATTTGGCGTTGGCCAGGGCGCGGCGGGCAGCGGCCTTGATGGCGGTTAGGGTGGCTGGTTGCACTGTCATTGATCAAGCCGACCTGTTGGGAAATGCCGTGCGTAATGGCAACTATTGCAAAGCGAGACCAAATCTATCTCTATGTTTTCTTGCTTCCATCTTTTATAGGACACATGATGGACACACTCAGCATCAGATCCACAGTCAAGACATTTGTTGTTATCGATTGCAAGCCTTTTTTTTCTTGTTATTTGCCATAAAGGCGATTTCAAATAATCTTGGTGCTCTTTTTTATACTTCTTCCGAATGTTTTCTTTCTTTAACCATGACCACCAAAGTTTGAACGCCCAGTTTAAGTAAAGCGTTTCAGTTCGGGCATATTGAGACCAGTCACCTTTGATATATTGAATATATCCACACTCCGCAAGCAGTGCATTGGCGTTAGAGATTCGTTGCAACTTTTCAAGTTTTGTAACTTTTGCCATAGTGTTTACTCCATAGACTCCGTGGCATCAATCCCCAACGCATCAGCCAGGGCGTCGTCTTCAGACTCAAGTGCCATGGCATCCACAGTCTCGTTGACCAGCTTGGCGGTAGACCTGATCCACTCGTTGCGAGCTGAAGCAATGACCTGAATCACCGTGGCTTGGGCGTCATCGGCCAGTGTGGGGCAGGCTTTGCGCAAGGCGCCCTCAAGCTGGTCAAAGCGGTCGACCACGGCACTGCTGGCCATACCGAGCACATCGGCCAGTAAGCCAATGTGGGCGTACTCACCACGGGCAATGTCGTTCTTGAGGTCTTTGGCAATGCGCTGGCTGCAGGCCAGGGCGGCACGCTCTTGCACCAAGTCAAGGCCGCCATCATCTCCCATGCGCCCGGCAGCCTGTTCACGCAAGCGGTCGCAGTATTTCAGCAGCCACACGCGGGCCGGGTTACCACGCTCCAGTCGGCCATCGGTAAACATGGCGCTGACGGCCCCTTCACTGACTCCAACCAGAGCCGCAAAGTCAGCCTGTGTGATTTGGAAGTCCAGCAGGATACGGTGATTGCTACTCACTTAACCCCCTTAGGAGCATCACGAAACAGTCCAACACTGCGGTGCGCATTACCCGCAGTGAAATGGTTGTGGTAGTACCTTGATGGGGGGTCATAGCCTGGCACTCGCTAAAGCCTTTGATAGCTCTGCATCAAAGGCGGGCTGGAAGGTTTTGGTGACGACTTCGTGGCCAAGCTTGTCCAGGTCAATAAATTTGCGGTAAGCGACTGGGTCAACGTACAAAATCATTGGGCTCAATACGCTTTTGTTGCCGGTTTCTTGACGTTTGTAGATGCCGGGGTGCAGATGGGTGGTAGCGCCGGGCTTTACAACAAAGTAGGCGGTGGCTTTTTGCGCTTTGCCTGCGCCAGTGCGGCGGTAGATGCGCAGGCCTGGGCGCTGTGTGCCGATAGCGCCCAGCATTTCAGTGAGTGCGGCGCGGCGCATGTTTCCGTATCTATCTAATGGCATGCCCCGGCCTGGCGCAATGGTGAGTCCGTTGGGTAGTAGTCCGTGGCCGCGCAGCCAGCCTTCGATGTTTTTGAATTTACGGGGGCCACCGGTGAATAGGTGTGCTAACGCTTTGGTGTAGCTGGTGCCGCCGGGGGGTGCGTCTTGGCGGAGCGCTACTTTGACCGTTAGGTTGTTTTTGTCTGCGCGTTTTACGCTGAAGGCGCGCAGGCTGTAGGCGGTGGCGCCGCCTTTGAAAGTTGCCGCCATGTCTTTTTTTAGTTGGGCGTTGACGGCGTAGGCTGTTGTGTTTAGCGCGCGGCTGGCGGCGTAGTTGGCCTGTTTGGCCGCATTACCAAGCATGGCGCGGACTTCGGTTAGGCCTTCAATTTTGATGTTGATTTGCATTGGGTTGGGCTTTTTGCGTTTAAACGGCTTTGGAGGCGTTTATTTGGTTGACTGCGGTTACCCCACCAGCTACAAAGCTGGGCGCGCCTGTGAGCGTGATGCTTAGCCCTCTTAGGCCTGGGAAGAGGTTTTGTGCTTGTAGGTCTTGCACCAGGTTGTGGAGTTGGGGCCAGTTCTTGACCATGCGTTGTATTTCGGCGGCGTTTTCAGGGGTGCACCGAATGGTTTTGCTTTGGGTTTTTTCCATCATCTTTTTTTTAAGGTTAAAAAATAAGGGTGATCGGGCGCGTGTGCCGGGTGTGCCGGGGTGTGTGCCGGGTGTGTGTGAAAAATACGTATATATATCAACGATGTGCCGGGTGTGCCGGGTGTGCCGGGTATATATACGCATGTGAGCGCGTTTGTGTGGTGTGTTTGTGGTTTTGGTTTTACGTGTGCGTGCGTGTGTGATAGACCCGGCACACCCGGCACAAGAGCGAAACACCCGGCACAAAGCCCGGCACAGACCCGGCACACCCGGCACAAAATGAGGTTTTTGCGTCATGCGTAGCCTCCGGTGGTGGCTTTGTAGTCTTTGAAAGCGGTTTTAAAAACTTCGACACGTTCATCGAGCCAGTCAGATTCGTTTACGGCGGCGGGTTTTTCTTGGCCTCCGGGTAGGTGCAGCACACGTACCGGGTTGCTGCTGCCACTTAGGCGCTTGCGCTCAACCTTGCCATGGTGTTTGCGGTCTACCGCGTTCATAAACTTTGGTTGGTTTAGTGTTTTGAGGCCTTGGCGGCGGCACCATTCGCCATAAAGTTCGTAAAAGTCTTGACTTAGGCAGGGTGTGAGCAGCGCAGGGCGGTTTTTGGCCGGGAAGCCCTCGATGTCGCCGCGCTCAAAAGCAAGAGCAAAGCGGCTGGGGCTGTCAAGACTTTGGTCGATCAGCTCAAGCTTGGCGTCGGTCATGGGGGGCTTGCTGGCTGGGCCAAAGTCGCCCAGGTCTAGGTGCAGCAGGTAGTCGTGCAGCGCGGCCCCGCCGCCGTTGTCTATCTCATGCTTGAGCCCGGTGTAAAAGTCCGCGCTGAGTTTTTCAGGGGTCCAGATTACTGCGTGGCGGCGGTCGTCTTGTTCGACGATGGTTGGCATGGACTCGTTGCTGAGAAAAACCATGTTGACGTGGTTGCGTTCGTCATACGCAGCCATGTTTTTTGGGTTAATGCGGATCCATTCGCCGGTGATGAAGGCTTTGAGTTTGTTTTTGACGTGGTAAAGGTCAGAGCGTGCAACCACTTCGTCTGCAATTAAAAACAGGCGGCGGCTGGCCCAGTCGTTGAACTTGTCTTCAATGGCGCTCTGATCAATGATGCGGCCGTAGCGGCCATAGATGCCCATAATGACTTCAAAAAACATGTTTTTGCCAGTGCCCTGCGGGCCGTGCACCACGACGGTGGTTTGCATTTTTGCGCCGGGGTGCTGGATGGGGTAGGCAAGCCAGCAGATAACCCACCGGAAGAGTTCTTCTGGCTTGCTGTCACCTGCGCACATGTAGCGAAGTAGGTCAATTAGTGACTCGCAGTTGCCAGCTACAGGGGTGGTTGGCCAGCCTGACCACAGGTTGCAATGGATGTTTTTGTCAGTGCAGGCGGGGTCGAAGCCTACGTTTTCTATACGGACGATTTGACGTTCTGGGTGATCAGACCATTCGCGGTGAATGAACCGGCCCATGCACACGTCGCGCATGTCGCTTAGCGGTAGCAGGCAATGTTCTTGGTGGTCAAACACTGTGCCACCTTGACCGTATACCAGTGCATAGCGTTCAAGCAGTTCATCTACGGTTTCAATTGGTTTGAGTGGGTTTTTTTCAGCGCACCCGCCCCCCTGCGGTGTGGGTGCAGGTTTTGCGCCCAAGCGCCAACCCAATGCCGTGATGCGGGACTCAAGCTGGGTGCGCACTACATGCAGGCCTTCGGACGCAGCCAGATCGTTAAAGTCAGTAAGTTTTGTCCCTTTGGTCGCGTATGCGGCCAGGCGCGCCGCAGCGTCGGTAAAGGCCGGGACAACAAAAGCACCTCCGACTTGCATGGCGGCTGCGCTGGCACAAGTAACGCCTGGGTTGCCTTCGCTAAAGGTGTCGTCATCGGCACATATCAGGAGCCGGGCGGTTTTGTACCGGGTATGCAGCACAGCTGCTACCGGCGCTAGATTCCCCGCGTCGAATGCTACGGCTACTGGCAGGCTGGTTGCTTCAAACAGCGTTGCCGCCGTGGCGTAGCCTTCTGCCACCAGGATGACGGGGGAGCCAACGGCCATGCCGATTAGGTGGAAGTGGCCTTTTTTTACCAGGCCTTTAGGCCAGAATTCTTTTTCAAGAAGTTTACGGGTGGGGCTGCCCTGCCCTGCCTCTCCAGCTGGCTTGCGCGGCGCGCGCCCGCGAATGATTTGTAGGCCGTGCACTTTACCGGCTACATCCAACATCGGGATGACCATGGCTCCGCTGGGGCTGAAGCGCACGCCGTGCGGCTGTACGCCTTTGCGTTTTAAATACTCGCAGTCACCTTGAGCATTACATTTTTTCCAGGCGGCGGTGGCCTTGGTGGCAGCGCGATCGGCATCAGCTTTTCGGGCGGCTTCGGCCTGCCGCTTGTCTTCGGCCAGGCGCTTGCGCAGGCTGTCGCGCTGCTCGGCGCTGAGTTCGGTTTTGTTTAGCTCGACCTTGGTGGCGTTGTTGACCGCGCCGCGCCATACACCGTAGCTGCCGACAATCAATTCATCGCCATTGGCCAGGCGCATCTCATGCAGGTGATACCAGCCGCGCCGCTCGGTCTCGCCTTCGACCTTGCAGCGACGTAGTTTGCCCACCTCTAAGCTTTCAACCAGCAGCCCAGCGGCTGTCAGTTGGCTTAGCACGTCATCGTAATTGCTACTCATGAAGGTGTCTCGTATTGTTGTTTTTGTCAGTAACTTTTGTCGCCGCTATGTACACCCCAAACGGGGTGCGCATTACCCTGACCTGTAAGGGTGGGGTAGTACCTTAAGCCGGGGGGTATTCCATTTACTGCGCGCTGCTGACACGCGCCGCTGCCTTTTCGTGCCGTGAAGCATTGGGGAATGGGGTAGCTGGCCATAGCGATGTGTCTGTGCGCTGGGTTACGCAAGGGTTCCCGACTGAGGCCGTACGGGTTCGGGGTCGGTTGGGTTTACACCGGTTACGCGACACACGAAGATTGACTCATGAAGCTTTTCCTCACTCCACTCTTTGAGAAGCCTGCGCATGACGACTGGGCGCTTGATGCCTTTGGCTTGGCAATAGCCATCAAGCACGGCTGCCTCATCGGCGGTCACCTCGAAGCTGATTTCGTTTCTGTCGATAGACATTGGTTAAGCCAAATCGATGGGTTGTTCAGCTGCCCGCGTGGGTGGGGCGATATTGCCGTACATGAACTTTCGAATGATCACCCTACCCATCTCGCTTACCTTGCGGTCGGCCTGGTCGGCCATGCGTGAGAGGTCAAGCAGCTCTCGGTCGGTAAGCCAGAGCTTGATTG